TGACAATGACTCTTGGCCAACACGCAGAAATACCAGGTCAAATTATAGGTGTAGGAGGTTTACAATTGACAAGCTCTGTAGGCTCTGTAGTAGCTGTTGGTACTGCGGGTATTGACGTCACAGGCATACAAATGACTATATCGGCAGGAAGTGTTAATGTGACTGCATGGGCTGAGATAGATCCTGGAGTAACTAATGTTTGGACAGAGGTTGATTTAGCAGCTTAGGTAATGTAAAATTATGATAATTTAGGAGATAAAATTTATGACATCTAGTTACTCAACAGATTTAAAACTCGAACTAATGGTGACTGGCGAAAACGCTGGTACTTGGGGAGATAAAACAAATACAAACTTAAATGTAATTCAACAAGCAATCGCTGGTTTCGAACAAGTAACCTTATCAAGTGGTGGAACGTTAGCACTTGTAATGTCAGATGGTGCGTTATCAAATGCAAGAAATATGGTTATTAAATTTGCTACAGCTTCAATTGCTGCTAGCACAATTTGTACAATACCAAATTCAATAGAAAAATTTTATATTTTTGATGCAACAGGTTTAACAAATCCTACAAACCTTACAATTAAAACTGCATCAGGAACAGGATTCACTTTAGACGCTGCTAAAATTTACGCAGCATATTCTGATGGAACAAACTTAAACGAAATTTCATTAGACACTTTAGGCGGCACTATTGCTGCTGCAAATATTACAGGAACTATTGCAACTTCACAAATTGCAGATGACGCAATAACCTCAGCTAAAATTGCTGACGATGCTGTTGTAGCTGCAGCGATCGCTGACAACGCAGTAGTAACTGCTGGAATAAATAATGATGCTGTAACTGCCGATAAATTAGCAGACACTTCTGTTACTGCAGGATCATACACGACTGCAAACATAACTGTAGATGCACAAGGTCGTTTAACTGCCGCTTCTTCAGGAGCAGGTGGTGATGGAGCTTTTCAACCAAATTTAATTGCTGGAGGACCTTCAAGTGGTACATACACATCCCCTGCTAATGCTTCAAAATATTATGCTTACGCTTTTGCAGGAGGCGGAGGATCAGGTGGAGGAATGGATCCTAACGGAGGAGTATCTGGTTTAGGTGGAAATGGTGGTTTTGGTTTTTATGCGGGAAGTCTTCAAGCAAGCACTGGTTATCCCTACTCAGTAGGAGGTGGAGGTAATGCGGGTGGACCATCACAACCTTCTGGACAAGCTGGAGGTGCTGGAGGATCAACCTCTTTAGGAAATTTATTTACAGTAAATGGAGGAGGTGGAGGAAGTGGAGCTGGTCAACCAAACCAAACTCAACCTAGTGGCTCTAGTGGAAACGCTCCTGGAGCTGCATCTAGTCTTCCATCAAGACAATACATTTTTGGTGAAGAATTAGGAGCAGGTGGCCAAAACAGAGCAGGTGATCTTAACCCTGATGTAAATCATGGACAAGCAGGAAATAAAGGTGGTTTAACAGTTTACGATAACGGTAATTAATTATGGCTTATTTAATTTTTCAAGATAATAATTTATATACAATTGCAGCTAATGACGCTGACAAAAATTCCTTGCCTTTGGTAAGTAGTCATATTGTAAAAGATGTTTCAGAAAGTGATTTTTTAAAAATTAAAAAACAAACATCTCAAGCAAAGTTAGTTGATGGAAATGTTGTAATTGAAGATTCAAATCAAACGTCCGATAGATTTAATGAAGTTTCTCTAAAAGGATACCACGTTGAAGTTTTAAAAAAACTTAATGATTTTTTAAATATAGATACAAATTCTACTAAATCTTTATATAATGATATTTTAAACTACAAAAATTATTTAGAGAATTTAGATTACAGTACAATTTCTTTACCGATGGTAAAAACTTGGGAAGAGTATTGTGGTGATAATTCGATAGCATACATTAGTCCTTTACAGATAGGTTAGTTATTTGTATGTTCAGCTATGTTTGAACAAATCATAAAATTTGTAGCTCCTGAAGAATATATAAAAAATAATCAAGATACATTACCTACTCCAATAAAATTAAACATACCTGATTGGTATAAAGAAAAAGAATTAAAACATGGAATGGAAAAATTTACTATAAAAGGTTGCATGCCTTTTTTAGACGCTTTAACATCAGGTTATCTTCTTAAAATACCAAGTGATTTTTATGTAGAACATAATGTAGAAATTGATGGTAAAAAAGCTACTGGAGTTACTTGCCCAAATAGAGCAAGAAATAATTTAACTGAGCACATTAATATTAATTACGAAAATATACCTGAATACCATAGATCCTATCAACTTGGAAATAGTCCTTTAGTAGAAAAAAATAAAAATTTACCTTTTCATAAAATTTTAAACCCCTGGGTAATAAAAACTCCACCAGGTTATTCTTGTTTATTTACACCTCCACTAAATAATAAAGATGATAGATTTGAAATAATGTCAGGAATTGTTGATACAGACACTTTTCCTTCTGAAATTAATTTTCCAATTGTTTTTAATGGTGATAAGTACCCCTCTTTAAAAACTACTCTTAAAGTGGGCACACCATATGTGCAAGTAATTCCTTTTAAAAGAGATAATTGGAAAATAAAAATAGAAAATACTAATAAAAAAGAAAAAAAAGAAACTGAATTTTTTTTAGTAAAATATGTGATTGATAATTATAAAAAAAAATTTTGGAATAAAAAATTATGGAAATAAAAAATACTTTATTAAATTACATAAATGTTTTTGACGATTTTATTCCTAAAGATGTTTTAAAAATATTTAACAAAGTTTGTAAACATCATGAAGAATTTTCAGAAGGAAGAGTAATAAACAATTCAGCAAAAGGTAAAGTAGATAAAGCTTCTAGAAATGTAAAAATTTGGGAAATGGAAAGTTTATTAACAAAAAGTTTTACACAAATACATTGGACTAATTTCTTTTTGCGTGCATTTCAAGAGTCTATAAATAGATATGCAATAAATTTAAACATGTCACAATCTTTTATTTTACAAGATATTCAAACTCTTAAATACAATGTTGGAGGTCATTATAAATTTCATGTAGACAATGGTGCTTTTAATCATAGAACAATTAGTTGTATTTTTTTTGTAAATGATGAGTATGAGGGTGGTGATTTATTATTTAAATTTCCTAACGAAAAAGAATCTATAAATATAGAAAAAAGAAAAAATAGAATGATTGTTTGGCCAAGTAATTTTTTATACCCTCATTGCGTTACTCCTGTAATAAGTGGAGAAAGGTATTCGGTTGTAGCATGGGCAAAATAAAAAAAAATTTTAAATATAAAAAAATTAAAAACTTTTTTAATAAGGAAGAGCTTGACATATTAAAAATATACTGTGAAATAAAAAGTAGGACTTCTACTGAAAATTTTAATTTAGAAAAAAACTGGGGTCAAGGTTTTTATGGAGATTATTTAATGGAGTCTTTTCTTTTAAAAAAGAAAAAATTTATGCAAAAACAATGTGGAATAGATCTTTTACCTACTTATAGTTTTTGGAGACTTTATACTAAATTTCAAAATTTACCAAAGCATAAAGATAGGCCCTCTTGTGAAATAAGTGTGACTGCATCAATAATGAATGACGGTACTGATTGGCCAATCTATGTAGATGACAACCCTATACTTTTGAAACCTGGCGATGCTTGTATATATCTTGGTTGTGATTCACTTCATTGGAGAGAAGAATTTAAAGGTGACTATAATGCTCAAGTTTTTTTTCACTACGTAGATAAAAAAGGTTCAAATGCAGAATATTATTTGGATAAAAGACCTTTTTGGGGTATGAATTATACATTATGATTTTTAAACAAAAAAAAGATGGATCTTGTGATCTTATATTTCACGATGATGAAATTAAAATTTTAAATAAATATAAAAAACTTCATTTATCAGAAGAGTTTACAAAACATTTCAGTAATACACTTTTTAAAATAGCTCATGATTTAACAGTCAATTTAAAGGAAGAAACACAAAGATTACAATCTACTGAATTAATGGATATTGTTGGCGAAAAACCCAAGGATATTTAAAAACCTTTTTATTTAAGGTATAATACCCTATGCCTCTAACAAAAGTACAAATAGCCCCAGGATTTAATAAACAAGTAACCGCAACAGGAGCAGAGGGAAAATGGACTGACGGTGACTTTGTTAGATTTAGGTATGGTTTACCTGAAAAAATAGGTGGTTGGGAACAGCTTGTTAATGCATCTTTAGTAGGTGCAGCAAGAGAACAGTTTATATGGGCTGATTTAGATGGAAGAAGATACGCAGCGATAGGCACGAACAAAGTTTTAATTATTTATTATGAGGGAGCCTTTTACGATATAACACCTTTAAGCACAGCTTTAACGGGATGTACGTTTGACACTGTAAATACTTCAGCTACAATTACTGTAAATAAAGCAGCACATACATTACAACCTGGTGATTTATTCACATTTACATCAGTAACACCTCCAGTAGGTGCTGGATATTCAGCATCAGATTTTACTACCAATACTTTTCAAGTAGTCACTGTTCCAAATAGTGATTCTTTTACGATTACTATGGCAAGCGCAGCAGGGACAACGGTCAACGGAAGTGGATCTGCAACAGTCAATCCGTACATAAGTGCAGGTGCTTTAGGATTTACTTACGGTTTTGGTTGGGGAACAGGACTTTGGGGTGGGGGTCAACAATTATTTGGAACTTTAAATGGAGCACTACTAGATGATACTGCGGGTACTGGAGGCTCTGGAACTTCCATTACACTTGCATCAACCACTGGATTTCCAACTTCGGGTACCATAAAAGTTGGCGCAGAATTTATTTCTTACACAGGTATAGCTACAAATGATCTTACAGGAATTACTAGAGCAACTGCGGGCACAAGATCTGCTCATGCGTCTGGATCTGGTGTTGAATATTACACTGGTTGGGGGCAAGCATCTCTGGCATCAACTTTAACAATAGATCCTGCATCTTGGTCTTTAGATAATTTTGGAGAAAAATTAATAGCTACAATTAAAAATGGTAAAACATTTGAATGGAATCCTATTAACTCAAACCCCAATGCCTTAACTACAAGAGCGACTGTTGTAAGTGGTGCACCTACTGTTTCAGTAATGTCTCTTGTATCAGACAGAGATAGACATTTATTAATGTTAGGAACTGAAACTACAATAGGGAGTGGTGGCACACAAGATAAAATGTTTATTAGATTTTCAGATCAAGAAAATATAAATGATTACACACCAACTTCAGTAAACACTGCAGGGACATTTAGAATAGACGCAGGTACAAAAATAGTAGGAGCCGTAAAAGGAAAAGATTATACCTTAATTTTAACAGATAACTCAGCTTATGTAATTCAATTTGTAGGACCTCCCTTTACTTTCTCGATAAGGCAAGTAGGTTCAAACTGTGGAGCCATTGGACAACATTCTATAAAATATGTTAATGGTGCTGTTTATTGGATGGGGGAATCTGGTGGATTCTTTGTTTATGATGGTACTGTTAAATCTTTACCATGCCAAGTTGAAGATTTTGTATTTACAAACAAAGGAGATAACCTTGGAGTAAATTATCAAAACGGTGAATCAGTATATGTGGGACTTAATCATTTATATGAAGAACTTACTTGGTTTTATCCGAAAGCAGGTTCATCTTTTAATGATAGATGCGTCACTTACAATTATCAAAGCGGAACTTGGACAACAGGTTCTCTATCAAGAACTACTTGGTCAGACGCTAATTTATACGATGTACCTTACGCTACTGAATTTAATTCAACAACAACACCAACTTTTCCTTTGATTCAAGGTGTAACAAATTTAAACGGTGGGACTATTTATTATGCTCATGAAGTTGGAACAGACCAAGTAGATACCACAGGAGCAAAAACTACAATTCCAGCATTTATAGAATCTGGAGATTTTTCTTTGAATATTGAAGGTAATGGTCAACTATTTATGAGTATGAGAAGATTTGTACCTGATTTTAAACTGTTACAAGGTAATGCTCAAGTAACTATTCAACTAAGAGATTATCCAAGTGACACTGAAGCATCTTCACCATTAGGACCTTTTACAATAACATCAGCTACTGACAAAATAGATACAAGAGCTAGAGCAAGATTTGCTAGCTTAAAAATTGCAAACACAGGTACGGATGAAAATTGGCGATTTGGAACTTTTAGAGCTGATGTACAACCCGATGGTATGAGAGGATAATGGACGAAATATTTTTAAGAGATTACGCTAACAATGTATCACAAGCTCAAGAGCCTCTTGGAATTGCAGCTGTACAATCTCAACCAGGGTTTGAGAATTACCAACCAAGTTTTGTTAACCAAGACTTAACTCCTATGAGTTTAGTTAATGATAATAAATTACCAAACTTTAAAAACATGGCAAAAAACGTTGCTACAAATTTAGCAAAAAATTATGTTGTTAAAAAAACAGGTTTAGATGGTATTAAAGGAAATATACTTAGTTCAGTGCTTAGTAGTAATCCTTATGTTACAGGTTTAGCAACTATAGGATCTTCTCTTACAGGTAACTCTCTAAATATTTCAAATATGTTAGCTCAAAAAAGAGCTGAAAAAAATTATGAAATTAATCAAAAAAGAATCCAAAATCAATTGAACAAACAACAGATACAAGAAATACAAAAAAAATTAGATTCGCAACCAATATCAAATCAAGATCAAGGAAGAGGACAAGTAACTTCTTCTCAAACATCTTCTGCTCCTCAAAGACAATCTAGACAAACTTCAGGACCAGGAGGATTACATAGTGGGTATTAATGGCTAGAGTAGATATAGTAATTCCTGAACCATCCCCTAAATATACACAGGAAAATCAAAGACAAGTAACTCAGTCTTTACGAACGATGCAAGATAAGTTAAACACTTCTTATCAACAAGAATTAAAAAATGAACAAGATACATTTAACTGGTTTATATCATGACGATTAGATACAAAAGCGATACATTTAGTTTGACTACAACAAACGTCACTACAGTTTTAACATGCCCAGCAGATGCAACTGTACTTGTTAAAAACTTACAAGCAGTCCATGATACAGCTAGTAATGTGGATACCCATGCCTTGTTAACAAAGTCAGGTGGTTCAGCTGTGAAAATAGGATACAAAGAACTTAATAAAGCTCAAGCTAACATGATAGAGGAAACTTTATCTATGGAAGCAAGTGATGTTTTATCAATGCAAGCAGGTACAGCTAATGAAGTTACAGGTGTTGTAAGTTATGCTCTTATAGACCGATCACAGGAAAATGGATAAAATACCTATATTTCAAGATTCAATTATCTTTGGTTCTATAGTTAATCAAGAATTAGATAAAAATATTTTACATATTTTAGATAATGAGATGAAAAAAAATGAAGGAGTATTTTATACTAATAAGGGTGGTTATCAAACTGAAAATATATTTCAAGAAAAAATAAATAATTTTTTACTAAATAAATCAGCTGAATTGCTTGTTCAAAATTATAATTTAAAAAATGTAAAAATTAATCTACTTAATCTTTGGATTAATCATAATTTAAAAGGTGATTATAATTCACCTCATATACATCAAACCTCTAACTTTTCAGGAATATATTATGTTGAGGTTTCTAAAGAAGGTGGAAATTTAATTTTTTTCAGAGGAGATAGGTCAAATCAAATGTTAGATATACAATCTTTTTTAAAAGATAAAGATTTTCAAGAAGAATTTCATATCAAACCTGTAAAAAATCAACTTATAATTTTTCCATCACATTTAATACACATGGTAACTCCTCACTTAGATAATAAACCTAGAGTATCTGTTTCATTTAATATATCAATAGAGAAAAATGGCTAGAAAATTTAAAGATTTTGTAGAAAGAGATCAACCTAGGAAAAGGCCTAGAAGACATTGTAAGTCACCAAATAAAAAAAAGAAGTTGCAGCACAATAAAAAATATAATAGACAGGGACGTACACAATGAGTGATTTACCTAAAATACCAGCAACCGCAAAAGAAATTATTAAACATAAAAGAACAGGCAAATTGTATGCTAGCAAAATTGATTTTGATGCTGATGTTGCTGATCCCAATACTGACACTACTGTGGATGACTTCAGGCAAGACCTTGAAATTAAAGTTACGAGAATTGGTGAAATGGGAGCTTTAACTAAAAAATAATGCAACCTCGTGGGGCCACTGAGCTACAACATGAAATGCTTGAAAAGCATGTTTCAAAAGAGTTGTTAGATCAAGTACAGATATGTACATCTATTCCTGGTAAAGTTCCAATAGATTCAAATAAATTAAATATCCTTTGGCAAAAAAACTCTTGGGACCAACCTAATTTACAAGAATTTTTTACTAATAAGAAAAGACATGACGAATATGATTGGTACGTATTTAATAGTCATTGGAATTATGAAAAGTTTAGATATGCTTTTGATATACCTACTGAAAAATGCGTAGTAATTAAAAATGGTATAGATAAATTTCCTGTTAGAAAAATTTATAAGAGAGGAACTCCAATAAAATTAATACATCACTGCACCCCATGGAGAGGTTTAAATGTATTGTTACGTGCAATGCAGGAGATAGATAACCCTCATATAAAATTAGATGTTTATAGTTCTTGTAAAGTATACGGATCTGAGTTTTCAGATAACACTGAAAAAGATTTTAAAGGATTATATGAACAAGCTAATAAATTACCTAACGTAAATTATATTGGTTACAAACCCCATGAGTACATAAAAGAAATGATGCCTAACTACGATATGTTTGTGTACCCATCTATATTTGAAGAAACATCTTGTGCGTCAGCTTTAGAAGCTTTAGCTTCTGGTGTACATGTAATTACTAATAACTTTGGAGCTTTATATGAAACTTGTGCAGAGTGGCCAGTTTACATTAACTACTCGAAAAATTACGAACAGATGGCACAGGATACAGGAGCAGCGATTAATGTTGCAGCATCCTATTTACATGAAAATTTTATGCAAGAACACCTACAACAGCAACAGGACTTTTATAAAAGATTTTATAACTGGGAAAAAAAGGGTATGGAATGGACAAACTTTTTGAAAGGAGCTTTAAATGAAAGAAACAATAAATGAAGACACTTACCAAACACTAAAAGAAGTTGAGGTAACACCATACGAAAAAGCTACTCTTCCTATGTGGAAACCGGACACCGGACAAAAAGAAGAAAAGAAAACAACTAAGTCACCTTATAACATTATGATTTGTACACCTTGTCATAGTGATGTGACTATGCATTACACACAGGCCCTTTTAGAACTTCAACAACTATGTATTAAAAAGGGCATAAGAATTACATTTACTTTATTAAAATCTTCTTTAGTTACTCAAGGAAGAAACTTATGTGTGTCAGCATTCTTAGAATCTAACTGTACTCATATGTTATTTGTAGACTCTGATATATATTTTAGAGCAGAATCTATTATTAAAATGTTAGATTTAGACAAAGAATTAATATCTATTCCTTATCCACTTAAAACTATGATGTGGGATAAGCTTTATAAAAAGTGGAATGATGGTGAAGTTAAAAACGCTGGAGATATACATAGATGGCTAAACACCTACCCAATGAAAGTAGCAGATGCTGATAACATAACTTTAGATAGTGGTGTTATGGAAGTAACTCATAGTCCTACAGGATGTATGTTAATTAAAAGATCAGTGTTTGACAAGATGATAGAAAAGTATCCAGATAAAAATATAGTTCAAAAGACAGTGATAAATGGTGAGTATATAGATAGACCTCATTTATGGAACTTTTTTGATTGCATACACGACCCAGAGACTAAGACTTATTTAGGTGAAGATTTTTCTTTTTGTAAGCTTTGGAAAGATATCGGGGGTAAATGTTATGTCTTTGTTAATGACCCAATCATCCATGTAGGCGAACATCAGTACGAAGGATGTTTTAGAGACGAGTTGAAACTAGCCGACTAAAATGGTATTATTTCATACTTAAGATCTTAAAAGGAGAATTTAATAAATGCTACAGTTTTTACCCTACGCAATGGCCGCTTACGGTGGTTACAAAGGATACAGAGGAGCAAAAGAATCAGGAGCATCAGGACTTGGGAGAATACTTGGTGGTATAACAGGAGCTTACACAGGATACAATTTAGGAAGTATGGTTCCAGGAACAGTTCCTTATTCTCAATTAGGACAAAATTTTGCATCTTTAAAAGGTTTACCAGGACAACAAATTGCTAAAGTTCCTTTTTTAGGGGGAGACCCAGGAACTATGCAAGGACTTGTTGGAAACGAAGGTCAAAGCGCAAATAGTTTATTAGATATTTTAAAAAGACAAAAAGCTGATGGAACAGGAATGGAATACAGTCCAGGAAAAGTTTCAGCTGCAATCGCTGCAGGAACTTACTTTGGTGGTGCTTTTGATCAACAACCAACAGATATTTACACACCAGGATACAACATGGGTTATTTAGACTTACAAGCTAACAGACCAGGTTACACTTACATAGATCCAACAACAGGTCAAGAAAAAGCATATGAAAAAGTATACGCACCTGAAGAAGCAGGAAGAGGTGATCCAAGAATGGGTTCTTATTCTATGAACGTTCAAAGATTAAGAGTAGGTGGTATAGCAGAAATTAAAAAATTCAATGAGGGTGGTGTAAACTATCTTCCATCAAAAGTTTCACATGACGAAAACGATGCAAACAATTATGTTAGAGCGTTAGGTTATGTTGAAGACGGAGCAGGCGTAGGAGACAAAGACGAGGATACAATGTTAGCTCAATTAGCGGACGGAGAGTTTGTAACAAGAGCAGATGGAGTATTAGGTGCTGGAATCATAGCTGGAGCTAATCCAAATAGCATGAAAGACATGCGAGAAAAAGGTGCCCAATATTTCTATGAACAACAAAAAAGATACAAACGTGTATTTGATTTATTAAAGGATAGAAATGGCAACAGCGAACAAAAAACAAATTAAACCTTTAGTAAGTATTTTACCACTAGAGCCTAAAGACATAGAAAGGTTTTGGCCTTTAGCAGAATTTATGGTAGCGGAAGCACTAGCTTTCTCTGGTAAGTATGCAGATTCCGCTTGGGTTATGGACGAATTAAAAAAAGACACTATGCAATGTTGGGTTATGTTTGGTTCAGATGAATTTGAAGAAAACAAAGTATTTGGTATTTGTGTTGGAAGAATTGGTGTTATGCCAAATTATAATCAATACGAGATTGTAATATGTACAGGAAAAAGAAGAGAATTATGGGAAGACAATTTAATAAAAGCAGTTACTGATTTTGCTACTGCTAATAAATGTAAAAGATTAAGTATAATGGCCAGACCTGGTTGGGAAAAAGTTTCTAAAAAATGGGGATGGAAAAAAAAACACGTACAACTAGAGAAATGGATATAATATGAGTTTTTTTGGAGGAGGAAGATCACAATCAGCTGCAGCGCCAAGTTCACAAACACAATTTGTAAGAGAAGCACCAGGTATAGAGGAACGTAAGATAGAGTTGATGGACATTGCGAGACAAGTCGCACAAGATCCTATTAATTTACCAGACTATCAAGTAGCAGGTTTAGGTGCTTTAGAACAACAAGGTATTACAGCAGCTGGAACAACCGGTGTTGGAGCTGGAACTGTGCAACAAGGTATTAATCAAGTGACAGGTGCAGCGGCACCTATTGGTGCATCACAGATTCAACAATATTTAAATCCATATCAATCGTATGTAACAGGAGAGATTGCTAGACAATCAGGAATTATGCAAAACCAATTAGCAAACCAAGCAATTCGATCTGGTGCATTTGGTGGAGGAAGAGAAGGTGTTCAACAAGCAGAGCTTCAAGGAAGAACTTTAGAGGCTATGGGCAGAGCACAACAGCAAGGTTTCAATACTGCATTAGGTGCAGCTCAAAGACAACAACAAGTTGGTTTAATGGCAGGTCAGCAGTTAGGTCAATTAGGTGCTGGTCAACAACAAATGGCTCAAGGCGATATCAATCAATTAATGGCAGCAGGTGGTGTTCAAAGACAACTTGCTCAGTCAGCGCTTGATGCACAAAGACAATCTACATTACAACAACAATACGAACCTTATCAAAGAGCTGAGTTCTTAGCTAACTTGTATGCTGCAGGACCTAAGTCTTCTTCTCAAGTTACAATGGGTACACAACCATCTACTAGTCCATTAGCACAAGCTGTTGGTACTGGTATAGGAGCATTTACAGCATTCCAAGGTATTAACCCTAACCAGAAGGCCTAGGGGGTTCGATGTCACTTAACAAAGTTTTAAACAGACCTATGTTTCGTAAAGAGGCACTTAGAAAAGGTGTGCTTAAAACTATTAATGCAAACACAGGTATTATGGTTGGGCAACCGTACACCGGAGCACCCGTTCCAGCAATCAGAAAACCACCAACTGCTTTTGAAAGATTTAAAGTAAGTGGACCAGTAAGAGGAATTAAAGCTTTAGGTAAAGGTGTTGCTAATTTACCCGCATATGGAGGATACCTTGCAGGTGAAAAAGTTGCAGAAGGTTTAGGTGTAGAAGACCCTGTTGGAAAAATGGCTTTTGGGTTAGGAGGATCTTATGCTGGTGTAAGAGCATTACCTGCTTTAGCAGGTATAGGATTACTACCAAGCGCTATTATTGGTGCTAGTATTTATGGGGTAAAAAATAGAGTTGATGCAGGTATTGAATTAAGAAAAAAAATTAATGCAATGTCTCCTGCAGAGAGAAAAGCTTTTGAAATAGAAAATAGAAACAAAGCATTTAGTTATATGGGAGACGGTGTAACAGACGAAGAATTATTTGGTAAGTTTGTACCAAAACCACCAGAAGATATAAAAACAAGATCTTCAGCAGCACCAAAAGATGGACCAGGTTCTGGAAGAAATTTTAATAAAAACAAATCAAAAGAATTAAAAGCTGAAGGCGACCCACTGCTACAGGACAACGTAGCTAATTCAGACGACATAGCTAATTTAGATTCAGTGCAAGAAAATTCACTAGGTGGTGGAACACCTCCTGGAGGTGAAGATGGTATTACTAATTACACAAGTACTTTAGAAGAAGATAAAGAAAGAAGAAAAGCAGAAGAACTATTAACTGCTCCAGAAAAGAAGGCACAGAAATCTGAAAGCACGGCTCAGGGAAACAATGAAATAGGATTAGGTGGACCTTCTGATGATAAAGAATTTAATAAAACGATAGCCCTTGCTAAAAAATATCAAGAAGAAGTATTTAAAGGTGAAGGATCACAGGCTGGTTTAGTATTTTTAGCTAACCTTGCATCAGGATTATTGACAGGAACCACAGCAAGAGCAGGATTGGGAGGAGCCATGGAAGTATTTGGTCAAGCAATAGGCCCTGCTGTAAATAATTATGCAACAATAAAATTAAAAGAAGGTGAACTTAGAGCTCGTAACAGAGAAGCATCATTGAACGCTGCAGTAGATCATATGAAATTTTTAAATGATAATGCAAATAAAGAAGTTGAGAGACCTGAAAGAGATGGAGGAATAATTCAAATTAGAGGAGCTGATGGTAGATTAAGAAATTACAAAGGATACTCTTTAAAAGATGGAACTAAACAAATAGCAGCAGGTATTGGTGAAGATGGTAGAGAAACTTTTGTACCAATAAACCAAGGAGGACCTATAAAAGATAGCGGACCTGATGGTATTCCAAATAATGAAGATGATAGACTCATTGGTCAATACGAAAATTTCTTACCACAAAAGAATGTAGATAAAAGATTATTTGATATTCAAGACGTACTTGGAAATAGATACAATGCGCTATCTGTTACAAGAGATGTATTAAAAACATTAAATCAAATGGATGCGTCTGGTGAAACTGTTAAAGCCGGTGCTGCATTATCTATTGATCAATTTACTAGAAGATTGAGTGGAGTTGCAAAAGAAATTTTAGGATTTGAAGTATCTGGAATGTCATTAGATGCTTTAGAAGCAAAAGTAGCTGAGCTTCAAGCAGACGAATATGCTGCAATAGACAGAGATCCTGATTTAAGTGATGAAGGCAAAGAAGCAGCAAAGAAAAATTTAGATAGTAAAAACTTAATCAAACAAGCTAAAGCTAGATTAAAAGGTAGAGGAATGCTTTCTGGTTTAACAAGAGAAGAACAGGAAAAACTTGCTGTACAAGAAGTTACATTAACTTACGCACTTGCAAATACATTTAAAGATCAAGATAGATTAACACAAAGAGATGTTAATGCTGCTAAAGAAATTGTAAACATATTTTCATTAGGTAGATCATCTAAAGACGTAAGAGCTTCAATCGAAGCTATTGGAAGACAGCTTGAATCAGATATTAGAAGACAAGAAAGTCTATACACAGTTGCAGGTGGATTAGAAAATACCCTTAAAGATTTAAGAAGACTTAAAAACTTTGAAGTATTTGAAGGAGAAGGTGGAGTTGCTTCACAATTAGCAGAAGATTTAAGTTTGGAAGAAATAGAAAATATTATTGAAGGGATAAACTAATGGCTTCCTTGAAAGATATTCAAGATCAAATTAACAATAATACTTTTGATCCAAGTAAATTAAATGCTAGACAAAGAAAAGCAGTTGACGAAGCTATTAGAAGAGGACTAATCACAGGTCCTTCAATGAATGAATTACAATCCGAAAGAGCTGGTGCAGCAAAAGATGTAGCTACAATTGATGCTGCTGTTAAAAATCCTATTGGTGTAAAACTACAACAACAAGGAAGCTCATTAGATGGTAGATCAGAAGCAGTTCTTGCAGGAGATCTCATAGGATCAATTACACCTTATGTTATGATGAGAAAGAAAATATTTAGTGCAGCTAAATCAAAAGTACCTGGAGATAAAAATACAGGTTTATTTGCTAGAACTAAAATGTTTAGTAATTTTTCAGATAAACTAACTGCAAGACTACCAGGACGATTTAAATTATTAGGTGGTCTTACAAAATTACTTGCAAAAGTAGCAGATCCAACGATCGGCAGAGTCATAGCTAGTCCTCTTGGAAAAGCAGAAATGATGTCTGTATTAGGTGGTACTGCAGGAGCAGGAGCAGGTTCAGTTACTTACGACATGTTAAATGAAACTGTTGGAGTTGCTGCAATGGATGCAATAGCTTCGGACTTGGAAAACATGAGTCCAAAAGAAGTTAATACAGACATGATGGCTAATGCAGCAGATGCTATGTTTACCGCTTTAGCTTGGAATGCTGGTGCCGCAGCATTAACACCGGTAATTACAAAAAGTTTAGGTAAAATTGGAAGATTAGCTATTGGTGCTAAATCCAAAGACGCAAAAGAATTAGTAAACATTGCAAGAGATAAAGGTTTACCACTTCCTATGGTAATGACTGCACAAGAAGGTACAGGTCTTCTAGGTGGTTTTGCTGCTAAGTATTTTAAGGTACTTGGTATCATGCCTTTTATTAATGGCATTGGTAAAGAAGCTTTACAAGGAGCGGAACAAGCAGCAGGTAGAAATTATTTAAACAATGATGTCCTTAAATACGGGCCATTGATTAAAACAGGAATGTTATCAGCTACGGTTTGGAAACAAGCAGATGCAGCCTTTAAACAAAATTCTAATTTAATTAATTCTAGTTACAAAGCTTTTGATACTTTGGCTGATACAATTGGTAATCCTAAAGTTATTCCTACAGGACATGTTAAAAAAATGGCAGGTGATTATGTCGGTGAACTGTCAATGAAATATCCTGGGCTTACTGCTTATGCAAACGATGCTATGGGAAATATAGATATGAAAGCATTAGAAAAATTACAAGGTACAGGTGATCCATTAGCTTTATTCTTTAGATACATGAATAAGATTGATGATTTTGTAACACCAAAACAATACAAAGGTATGATGGAAACCTTAAACAGAGCTATTGGAGAAACAACTTATGATAATATTAGACCTACTTTATGGTCTATAAGAGAAGCTCTTGAAAACGATCTTAATTCATTTGGTGGAGCAATAACAAAAGAAACATTTTTAAAAGATGATGCAGTAAAAGCAGCTTATGAAACGTTAAAGAAAACAAATCCTGCTGCAGCAGAAGCAGACATGGCTCTTAAAATTAGTGAATCAGAAAAATTAAAAGATAAATTATATGGCGCAAATGATACTTTTTCAACATTAATGAATTTTTATCAAGACGCTAATATAACTAAAATTTTTAGAGAGTACAACGCAACAACATTTACAAATAAAGCTTTAGCTGGAATTGGTGGAATGCAAAAGAAAAAAGCTCAAAGATTTTTTAACGATTTAGCTAATGATGTATTTACACGTGGAGACACAGATGCAGTTTTACAATTTAAACAATTGTTAGGAGCTTCAAAAATAGCATCGAGAAAAACACCAGGAAAAGGTATAGGAATTACTAAAGGTGGTGGAGAAGCATTATATGATGCAGCAAAAGCAAGATGGATGTTTAATTCATTTATAAAAAGTTTTGATTCAGCTTCTTCTCCTGCGGGTAGATCAATGATAGATGAAATTATGGAAGAATCAACTGTTAGAGCAGGAATTAATGGAACTGTAGATGTTATGGAATCTATGGTTCAAAAGGGAACTGGGGTAGAACAAACAATAGATTTTAGTATTGATAAAGTTAAAGGTGGAACTAATATATTTGATGCAACTAAAATTAGGTTTAGTCCAAAAGATACTTCCATGTTTAATATAAATAAATTTATGAGAAATTTAGGCTTAAGTGATATTGTTGATGATGTAGGACAAGAAAAAATGACAGCCATTTTAGGTGGTAAAGCACAATCAAAAGAATTTGAAAAGTTTTTAACTTATATGAAAGCAATATCCGATACCCCTATAGCTGATACATCCACTTTTATGCAAAGAAGATTACAATTAGGTGGACTTAATTCATTTACAGGAGCTTTGGTTCTTGGAGGTTCTGCAGCTGTTAACCCATTTGCACCAGCATTATTTATCTTACTTGGTAGACGTGCAGGTCAAATACTTACAGATCCTATAGCTATGAGAGCTTTTAATGATGCACTTAACCCTGATGAACAAATTAGACTATTGATGGGTAAAAAAGTTGGTAATGGTGTACCAGGAGTGCTTGGTATTGGAAGACGATACTTTAAAGGAAGAGATATTCAAACAGCAGCTAACATTTTAAAATCGCCAGGCGTAGTTGGTAGACTTGGCCTTACACAAAAAAGGGAAGCGTTTGCAAGATTAGTTAATTACTTAAACGAGAGTGATGCTGATGTTCCAAGAGTAGATCCTAAAACTGTAACACCAGAAGAAATTACTGAAAGAATGGGACAGCTAGATGCAAAAGTTCCAGCGCCTAATTATAATGAAGAAACACTTCCTAAAAATAATTTTGAAGTAATGTTTGCACAAGACTACTCAGGTACTTCAGGTAACTTACAAACAGATACTAATGCTGTTGAAATGTTATCTACTGCTACACAGAACGAAGCTATGGTTGATGCTGAAGAAGCACCCGTTGAAGCAGAAGAAAAGTCTATGATTATGGCTGACCTACAACTTGAAGATCCAGTGGCTCAAGCACCTACAGCACCAGTACCACCGGCTACCGGACAAGTGAATCCACAACAGTTCCAAGCTTTGTTTCCTAATGATCCGACAGGAGCTGCAATAGCACAAAGAGGAGTTAGACGTGGCTAAACAATCTGCAACAGCTAGAATAGATCACCACGAAAAGATTTGCAGGTTAATGCAAAAGCAGACTTTTGATAGAATTGATAAAATGGATCAAAGAATTAATAGAATAGAAAAAATTATTGTAGGCGGAATGTTTGCAATATTTATGGCTGTACTTTCTAATCATTTGTAGTATTAACTACTAATGAAGTTACTTAAAAAGTATCCTTACAAACACTACAATAGATTCTCAGACACAACAGGACGTAAATATTTGGTAGATAATATTAAAGTACCAAGCGTCACAACTATATTAGGTGCCACTAAAGACAAACGTTTTTTAGATAACTGGAGACGTAAAGTTGGAAATGCAGAAGCTGATAGAATTATGCAACAAGCATCAGCTATTGGAACTGAGATGCACCAGGTACTTGAATATCATTTAACAGGACAGGGTTATTACAACGCCATGGAAGAAGGCACTAAACCTAGAATGATGGCCAAAACTATTTTAGATAATATTAAAATAGATGAAGTATGGGGTAATGAAATAAGTTTAGAGTATGAAAATAAATATGCAGGTACAGCAGATTTATCTTGTGTTGCTTACGGGAAACCGAGCATCGTAGACTGGAAACAGTCTAACAAACCAAAGCGAGAAGAGTGGGTAGAAGATTATAAATATCAGCTAGGAGCTTACTATTTAGCACACACTAAAAATTATGGACCCATTGAACAAGGTGTAATCTCTATATGTACAAGAGACCTTCAATATCAAGAATTTAAATTAAATGAATCTGATTTAAAAGAATATGGAGATAAATTTTTAGAAAGAGTTGAACAATACAATAAACTTATAGCAACCAACTCTTAAGATCTTCTTCTCCCAAAGTTTTAGCAGCAAGCTTACCTTTACTGGTAAGAGACTTCATGATAGCTTCATCTAATGTACCTCTGGCTACAATATCAATATAAACAACAGTACCTTTTTGGCCCATTCTATGAGCACGGTCTTCTGATTGCATTCGGACTTCTAAGTTATAGCTGTTGCTAAAATAGATAACAGTATTGCAAGCAGTAAGAGTGAGACCAAAGCCACCGGTAGTAGGATTACCAACCAAAAAACGACATTTGTCATCTGTTTGAATACGATCAACAGCATTTTTTCTATCCTCAACACTAACTTCTCCATAAATACTTACTGTAGATTCTGGGCCATACTTGTCTATTAGAAAGTTTTTAATTTCATGAATGTTATATAAATAATTAGCCCAGATAATAACTTTACCATCAGTTTCTTCTAATGTTTCCTCGAGAGCAGAAAGTTTAGATTTATGTAGTTGTAATATTTTGCCATCATCATCTTTGGTAAAACCATTACATACCTGGTGTAGTTTAATAATTTCTGTAAGTTTGTTAGAAAAAGATATTGTACTATCTTCTACAATAGCAAGTGCATGAGTTCGTAGTCTTTCATATATTTTTTTACCCTCACCTTCTAATTCTATATATCTCTTAGATCTAACCTTAGGTTTAAGATCTAAACATTGATCCTTACGTATTCTGGTAGCAAAACTTTTCATTTTTTCTTCTAATTCTTCTAATCTTTTGTAGTATTTAGGTACACTTACAAACCTTCCAGAACCCACAGGAATATCTGTCATCTCAGCATATCTATTTCTAAAAGCAAGATAACTATTAAAACCTAATAATTCTGGACTTAAGAATGCACATTGTGTAAATAGATCTAATGGAGATTTTGTTATTGGGGATCCTGTTAGTATACGCTTTATATGGGATAATTTTCCTAATCCTAAAATGTTTTTTGTTCTTTTTGCTGATCGGTTTTTTATTGTGGTTGATTCATCCAACGCTACAAAATTTAATTTATTTTTTTTAAGGTAATCAACACACGCTTCAAATCCCCTTCTAGTTGATAAAGCTTCTACGTTAATTAAAAATATTTTAAGATCTGGTGATTCGCTTAACTTATAATAATCTTTAGGTTTATCTAAATTCCATTTATATATTTTATATTTTAATACATCTGGCATATGAGTTTCTATCTCAGATTGCCAATTTGTATAAACAGACTTAGGTGCAATAATTAAAACAGTATTAATTTTTCTTTGTAAATAAAGATAAGCAATATTATCTATAGTAACTTTTGTTTTACCTGTACCCATTTCCATAAAATATGCCCATGAATTTTTTTCTGCTGATTCGGACAAAGCATTTCTCTGGTGCTCGTACGGCTTGGTCTTATAGGGGTATTTCGACATCTAAAAAGTTTTTATATTTTTTTCTTGCAAAGATCAAATGAATAATTTAAGAGACCTGCAGGAGGAAAAATATGGATATTGAGAAAATGTCAAACATTGACATTAGTCAAGATAGTGTAAAATCTATTTCTGACAAATGCAATTCTTTAAATACGTTAAGAAAACAAATAGAAAAAGATGAAGAAAGTCTTTCACTTCTTAAGCATAAAGCTAGAGATATGGAAGAAAGAATAATTCCAGAGATGATGCAGGAAGCAGGTGTATCTTTGTTGAAATTAAGTGATGGTTCTACTGTAGAAGTTAAACCATTTTATGCAGCAAAAATTCCTGAATCACGTGTAGAGGAAGCCTTCAGTTGGTTAAGAGGTAAAGGGTTCGAAGATATAATCAAGAACACCGTAACCGCTTCATTCAATAGAGGTCAAGACAACGAAGTCTCTGAATTAATAAAAGTCTGTGAAGACCATGGATTCAACTATAATAAAAAAGAAAAAGTTGAACCTATGACTCTTAAGGCTTTTGTTAAAGAGCAAGTCGAGGGTGGTAAAGAACTTCCTTTTGATTTGTTCGGTGTGTACATCGCAAATAAAACGAAAATAACTAACAAATAATAGGTAATAATATGAAAATAAAAGACGGACAATCGGGCCAAGTATCGATTAAACAAGAGGCTGGTGCAGTTGCTAATATTGATTTAGAGCAATTTGCTGATGCTGGATTTGATAATGTAGATTCAAAGAGTTTAGCATTACCATTTCTAAAAGTTCTAGGACAGTTGTCACCACAAGTAACGCAAGGTGATAGTCAGTTTAACCCTGAAGCAAGACCTGGAATGATCTATAACACAGTAACAGATGAACTTTATGATGGTGCAGGAGGTATAACAGTTATACCTTGCTATTATAAATTAGAATACATTGAGTGGAGAGACAGAGAAAAAGGTGCTGTTGCTCCTGTAAATGTTTATTCTTCTGGTTCGGATATCATGACTAAAACTACCAGAGGTGACGATGGTAAGGATAGGCTTGAGAATGGTAATTACATAGAAGAGACAGCTTCTCACTACGTTATGATAGTGCAAGAAGACAAATCTTCTACAGCTATGATTACTATGAAATCTACTCAAAGAAAGAAATCCAAAAAATGGAATTCAATGATGATGTCTTTGAGACAGAAAAGAAAAGATGGTAAGGGTTTTTTTAGACCTGCACCATTTACTCAACAATACACACTTAAAACTGTTTTAGAGAAAAACAATTTGGGTTCGTGGTACGGTTGGGAAATCGAACACACAGGTACAGTGGGGAGCGAAGACACAATCAAAGCAGCTTTTGAGTTTTACGAATCATGTAAAAAAGGTGCTGTCAGAGTTAACCATGGCAAGGAAGAACAAGTAGAAAAAACTCCATTCTAGTATGGACCTACTTGACAACACCCTGGGAGAGTTTGTAGAACTCTTCCAGGGCTCTTCTACATATTTTGGATGTTCTGCACCTACTGGAAATAAAAACTCTAAGGGCAAATCAGAATTTAAACATTGGGTTGAACCTAAACCGATGACAAAAGATCATTGGGTTCAACACTTAAAAGGAGAAGCTTACTATGGATCAGTTCCCATTCGAGATGATAATACATGCAGTTGGGGGGTCATCGATGTTGATCGTTATAATATACAGCATCAGGACGTTATATCGGTTATACGGAAAAGGAAATACCCACTCGTCCCATTCAGATCAAAATCCAACGGACTCCATTTAATTATTTTTATCAAAGGTGTTGTTGCAGCATCTGCGATGAGAAAAAAATTAATTGAGATCGCTTCAGATTTAGGAATTAACGACACCACTACAGATATATTTCCTGCACAAGATCAAGTTGATTTAACACCTGATAATTGGGATGACAAAAGAAAAGGTAACTTTGTAAACCTACCTTACCAAAACGCAAAACTCCCTACAAGGGTCGCTATGGACGACCAATGTCAGTCAATAAAAATAGAAGATCTATATAAATTTGTATCTAAATTTAGATTAACTCCTGAGTCTTTTAAAAAATTAAAAATATTTCAAGATGATGAGACAAAAGATTATCCTCCTTGTGTAGTTAACTTTATGAAAAATAAAGTACAAAAAGGTGAAGGTCGTAATGATGCAATGTTTAACGTGGCTGTCTTAGCAAAGAAGATTAATCCAGATCCAGTGATGTATGAAGAGTGGACAAGAGATATGATGACTAAGGTGTGTAGTGAAAAACTTCACCCAAAGGAGTTACAAAATATATTTAAGGGAGTTGAAAACAAAGAGTACACTTATAAATGTAAAACATCTATTGCAAGAATGCATTGTGTATCTAGCACATGTGTAAAAAGAAAATTAGGTATTGGAGCAAATGAAGCTTTACCAGAAGTTGGAAAACTTATTAAAGTTAACTCTTATCCAGAACCTTATTGGATACTACCCATACAAGGTAAATCTATAAGACTTTCTACAAAACAATTATACCAACAGCAGTTGTTGGGAGAACAGTTATTAAATTATGATATTGTTTGGAGACCATTAAAACCATCTAAACGAGATCCAGATCCTTACAGAGATTGGCTTGATGAGTTAATACAAAATAAACAAGACATGGAAGGTTTTGATTCTGGTGAGGAAAGACAAGACGTATTTAATTCTAGAATGACTAGGTTCTTAGAAGATGTTGAAGATACTACTGAGTTTGATCAGATAGATTCTGGTAACATTTGGAAAGACGAAAGTGAGATGAGATTTAAGTTAGAAACATTTAAATCATTCATGAAAAAAGTAGGGTATAATTGGAATGAAAAAGAATGTACAAGTTTTCTTGAGCAGGGAAAAGCTTTGCCTAAGAAGAAGTTTCAAAACATTAGTAGTAGGCATTGGGTTGTAGCACTACCACAACAAACAGAGCATAAAAATAAAGATGTCAAATTTAATAAAGCAAAAGCTGCGTGGGAAGACAATTAAAATATTTGGTCCTCCTGGTACAGGTAAAACGGAAAATTTACTTAAAAGGGTTAAGAGGTACCTTAAGAAAGGTTACTCTCCAGACGAAATTTGTTACGTATCATTTACTAACAAAGCTGTGGATGAGTGTGTTGCAAGGGTTAGACAAAAGTTCAAAGGCTATGACGAAGATGCTTTCTCATATTTTAGAACATTACATTCTTTGGCCAGACAACAGTTTGCTGAAATTCCCGTATTAGATCCAAAGGCAGACCTGCTGATGTTTCATACACAATATGGCACTGTCAAGGTGGGTTACAAAGATACTTGGGACGATCAAAAAGTATATAATAATTGGTCGCTTCAAATTTATGACAGGGCAAGAAACATGAAAGTAGATCCTGTGTGGTTGTACAAACAACAAACAAGAAAAACAGTTAGGCTACAACAATTTAAATCTATCATTGCAGGGTACCAACAATTTAAAACAATGGAGATGGAGACAGGACAACGAACACCGGACAGATTAGATTTTACTGATATGGTAGAAAAATTTGTTAATGATGGTTTAGTAGTACCTTTTAAAGTTTTAATGGTAGATGAAGCTCAAGATCTGACACCTTTACAGTGGGACATGGTTGTTAAGATAGCTCAAGCAGTAGAGAGGGTTTACATTGCAGGAGATGATGACCAAGCAATATATGAATGGAATGGTGCTGATGTTAATTTGTTTCAAACATTTCCAGGTAAATCATTAGTGCTTAAAAAAAGTGTAAGACTTAATAAAAATATACATTTTTTTTCTAAATGTTTACTTAACTCTATGGGTGATAATCGTATTAAAAAAGAATTTTACTCTAATGGTAAAGAGGGTTCGGTACATAGGTGGAATGGTTTAAAGAAAGTACCTTGGGATATGGAGGGTAGTTGGATGGTGTTGGCTAGAATTAATGATGTGAAAAAAGAATTACAACAAGAGGCAAGAAACCTTGGCCTGTACTATCAAGATCAAAAAAATAATAAGTCTTTTGACCCTAATCAATTTGCAGCAATTAATTATTGGGAGAAGATTTGTGAGGGTGGTAGTATTACTAGAGAGGAAGCTACAACAATGTATGAGTTCTTATTAAACATTGATCACGGCTACCGGTCACAGGATAGTAAGAAATGGAGTTTTGCACATCCAAATCAAGTGTTTACATTTGATGAATTACATTTAAGGTGTGGTATGCGTGATGAAAAAGGTCTATGGAATCAAGTATTTAAAAGAAAATTTAAAGATAAAGATAAACAATATTTTCAAAAACTTATGAGTGAAGGTGTAGATTTATCACAACCTCCTAAAATAATTATAGATACTATACACCAAGTAAAAGGTGGTGAAGCAGATAATGTTGTCCTGGCCAGCAAATGTAACTTTCCATCTCATTACGAAAAAAAGAATTTAGCAGAAAAAGTAAAAGAGCTTAGGGTTTGGTATACAGGTGCCACTAGATCTAAAAGCACACTACATTTGTTAGGCACTTACCATCAATATAATTTTCCATTAGGAAAGTATTACAAACAATATGAGGCTAACTATGTCAGATAAAAGTATGTTCGATGAAGCATTTCCGCAAGACAGACAAATCGGAGGATCCCACTACCAACATTTTGAAATTCAACCTTGGACATTTATAAGAAAGAATGGTTTAAATCCATTTCAAGCAAATGTAATAAAATATGTTTGTAGGTATTTATTCAAAGGAAAACAAATAGAAGATTTAGAAAAAATTAAACATTATTGTGATTTAGAAATAGAACATTTAAAAGATGCCAAAAAGAAGAAATAAACTAGTTATGTGTGAGCATTGTGATGAAGTAGTGGCTGTAATTGTACACGAATACAGTTATTACTGTGCAGACTGTGCTTTGTTTGATTTAGCCGTACCTTTTAAAAAAGCAATATCGATTGAAGATGCAAACCTAAGTAGGAAAATACAATGACCCATCAATTAAATTTTATTTACAACGATAGTGATTGGATAGCTCCAGCAGAGTATCCAGATTTATCAAAAGCAACAGAGATTGCAATTGACTTAGAGACTAAGGATCCAAACATAAAAACTAAAGGACCAGGTTGGGCAACGTTTGATGGACACATAGTAGGTTTTGCAGTTGCTGCTCTTGGACAACAATGGTATTTCCCTATTGCTCATGATGCTGGTGGGAATATGGATCTGTCGATAACCTGCGCATGGATGCAAGATGTTTTAAAAACAGATGCTACAAAAATATTTCACAATGCAAGTTATGATGTAGGTTGGTTGCTTGTAAATGGATTTGAGATTAGAGGTAAGATAGTTGACACCATGATTGCAGCAGCATTAATCAATGAAAACAGATTTAGTTTTAGTTTAAATGCATGTGCTAAAGATTATTTAGGTGAAATTAAAAATGAAACGTTTTTGAATGAAAAAGCCAAAGAATGGGGAATTGACCCAAAAGCTGACATGTGGAAGCTGCCTGCGGGCTACGTAGGCTTCTATGCTGAGCAAGATGCAGGGCTAACCTTACGTTTATGGGATCGGCTTAAAACAGAGGTATCTAAGCAGTCTCTACACGATGTTTGGGAAATGGAGATGGAATTACTGCCTATTTTGATAGATACTAGACGAAGAGGAATAAGAGTTGACGAAGAGAAGGCTTCTCTGCTAAAAAAAGAATTCAAACAAAAAGAGTCTGAGGTTTTATCAAGTATAAAATCTCAGACCACACTAGATGTAGATATCTGGGCTGCTCGATCTGTTGCGCAAGTGTTTGACCGAATAGGTGTTGACTACCCACGTACAGCAAAAACTGATGAACCAAGCTTTACACAAAACTGGTTAGTAAATTGTGATAACCCAATAGCGCAACTAATAAGACAAGCAAGAGAAATAAATAAATTTCATTCAACATTCATAGACTCCATTCAAAGGTATGTTCACAAAGGCAGAATTCACTCTGAGATAAATCAGTTAAGATCTGACCAAGGTGGAACTGTATCTGGACGTTTATCATATTCAAATCCAAACCTACAACAAATTCCTGCAAGGAACAAAGAGTTTGGTGACAAAATTAGAAGCTTGTTTCTACCTGAAGAAGGTAGGCAATGGGGTAGTTTCGACTACTCACAACAGGAGCCTAGGCTTGTTGCTCACTACGCTGCATC